AGGTACGATAATGGCATACACAATCACAGGCAAAGGCAAAGAATCTCCCAAGGGTCATTACGTTGTGGAGAAAAGCCATCAGCACCCATTGGAGCAAAAAGTAGCACGTCTGGAGCAAAAGCTGGACAAGCATATGCACTTGCCAATGGAAAAAGCGCATCACCCTGGTAGCGACCAGAGCCAAGCGCCTTTGCCTAATATGAGAAAATACTAAGCGTTTAATCGTTCTATCGTCACGTTTAGGGCATCCAATTCGTTCATTTTGCGGATTGCCCAAGCTCTCTTTTGCCCATGCCATCCCATCATTGACCCACGGTGGCAGTCTGGGCATAGCGCAACGCAGGTATATTGCAGCCCTTGAACGATGTGGTGGGCTTCACTTGGCCCAACTGTATCGCATACGCTACAAGGCAGTTCTTTGACCCTTGCTAGATACTGCCGTTGCTGCTTGTTAAGTTTATTGTTCATTGATTAAACAAGTTCCCACTCTCGTTCTTCCCTGTTTGATTTTGACTTAACTTTTTTGCCTGTTGCACGAATCAAACCTAGTTTGACCATTTCGTGTAGCCTACGAGCTACTTGATTGGGGTCTAACTTGCACCTGTCGGCTATACCGTCTTTACCTTGAGGGCCGCTAAGAATAAGCACCGCTAGGATTTGGTCGTGGTGTCCGATAGAGAAATCCACTTTTTCAGCGGCTTTTTTGCTGGTCTTGGGGTCAGTTTTGCGAGCTAGTTTGAAAAACATGATTATCCTTTTTGGGGTGTGGGCAGTTTTCGGGAATATCGGCAACGCACCAGATAGCCGTGTATTGCCCATTTGTTGGGCCTTCCCATCGGTCTATGTAGGCGTCTGGCATGGATTTAAGTGATTTGCGAATTACCTCTGGTAAAGCCTTTAGATGGGTAGCAATTGATTCTGCTGATAGCCCATCTTGTTGGCTTTTCATTAAGTCTCTAATTTTGTGGTGGTGTGGGCGCATTAAGTTACCAAGGTGCTGGTTCAAAGTTGTCGGGGTTAAATTTAGGCTCGCCAGATTTGCTGGGAGGCAGTTGAGTAGGAAAAGGCCAGTTATTCATGTGTTCTTCTCCTTGAGTTTGGCTTCGATGGCTCGGGCAAATTCCATGTTGTTAGACCACCCATCACGGTACAGTTTGCCGATCTCCTCATCCGTCAGCCCAACCCATTCACGCTGTTTGAGGCGTTCAATCTCTGAACGCAACTCAGCATTGATTTTGTGTTCTTCAATACCTTTGCGAATTAACTCGTTAGTCACCGGTGTTTCACGGCGTTCCCATTCGCTATACAACATATTGGTTCGAGCAAGAAACTCAATTTTTTCGTTGAGCCGTTTGATTTCCGCATCCTTGTCGTAACCAAAAGTGCAGTTGTCGTAGTTTTCACAGCAGGTATAGACCATGCCTTTTGGACAAACATTTTTGTTCATGTGTTTTCCTCATCATCTTCTAGTTCTGGATAGTCAGGGTCTTGCGGGTTAGGGTGGCGAATAAGCTGGTTGTAGTAACGCTTTTCAGCAGCTACTTCTTGGCGCAGTTCTTCTATGTCGTAGTCGTAGTCGTCAGTCATACAAGTGCTACCGCTAAAAACCAAGCCAACAGAGTTGCAATGACAACAGCCAATGCGTAATCCAAGAATGTTTCAAAATGGGAGTTCATTGCTGTTCCTTTCGTTGAACTGGAGTTGCGAGGAGCCATTTGTCACCAAGGTATCGAACAGAAGTGACCCAAGACCGAATGTTGTGTCGGACAATATGACGCTCGATATACGGTCTATCAAAGTGTTCTCGAACCCTTTTGAGTAAAGTAGTTGGCATAGTTGATCTAGCTCCATTTGTTTAGTTGATATGTCTTGCATTTTTGCCCTTTAAGACCGCTTGATTGCGGCTTGGGATTGATTGTAGTTGAGTTTGCTAGACCAAATACTAAGTATTTACCCTTAATTTGTAAAGTTTCCTGTGCTATACAATCGACGCATGACTAAAGAAGAAGCTATCAAACTAGCGGGAAGCCAAGCGGCTTTGGCACGACTGTTGGGCGTGACAAGAGGGGCGGTGTTTCTTTGGAAGAACATCCCCCCTCTCCGCATCTATCAACTCAAAGAAATCAAACCAGAATGGTTCAAAACGCTTTCACAATGAAGCCAAGTGGCAAACTTGGACAAGATTTAGAACGTCAAGCTCTACACACAAGATTAAGAATTAACGGCAAGCACAAGGCTGGCATGACCAAGGAAGAAGCCATTACCAGCTTCAACAAATCCCACATTGATCTAGGTAATTCCCCTGAGAAACCAGGTCTTAAATTGGCAAAAATCTAGATTACAATAGTTTGAAACACGGCTAGATGGGGGGTAGCTACCCCATCGAAAAGAGTTACACCTTCTCCTGCCGCCGTTTCTCATCAAAGGTGCGTTAAAAAGGTAAAACTTAATGAGTAAAAAAGTTGATATATGGATGCCTTTGTATATTGCCGACTACATTTCGGCAACGTCAAGGCTAACAACTGAGCAGCATGGGGCTTATCTGCTCCTAATGATGGATTACTGGAAGAACGGTGCGCCTCCAGATAACGATCAAGTCTTAGCTCAAATTACAAAACTTTCTCCCGATGCTTGGTGCAATGCTCGGACTATGCTCCAAGGGTTCTTTGAAGTATGCGATGGGCATTGGTATCAGCATCGAATTGAAGTGGAAATGGAGAAGGCTAACCATAACAAAAAAGCAAACATTGAACGTGGTAAGGCTGGCGCTGCTGCTAGATGGGGCAACAAGGATGCTCCAAGCATAGTCGAAGCATCCTCGGAGGTATGCTCGGCAGATAGCACATCACCTTCACCTTCACCTTCATCTTTATCTATACCTTCATCTTTGAAGACAGAGAAGAAGTCGCAGCGCGGTTCGCGCTTGCCAGAAGACTTTTTATTGCCTAAAGAATGGTCTGAGTTTTGTGTGAAGACAAGACCAGAGTTAAGTGCATTTAATGTCTGGGAAGAATTCCGAGATTATTGGATTGCACAACCAGGACAAAAAGGCGTAAAGACTAACTGGGAAGCAACTTGGAGAAATTGGGTTCGGCGTCAAAAAGCACCAATTGCAAGCATAAGCAAATCAGCTCAAACCAATAAAACGGTTATGAATGGTTTAACTCGTGGAATCGTAGGAGGGACTTCAAATGTCAAACTACTCGGAAGATAATTTTGGAACTGTCGAAGAAGGTTTAGATTACATCTTTGCGTATATGGGCAGCGTATATGGCGCTTCCTTTAATCGACATTGGGACGGCATGGACTTGCAAATGGTTCGTGACGTATGGGCTAGAACGCTTGGAAGTTTTTTAACTTACCAGCCAAGCCTTGATTACGCACTTAGCCGTATGGATGAGGATTTTCCGCCAAGTGCAATCAAGTTCCGCAACTTGTGCAATGCTGGCCCATCTATTCCCATGAAGCAAATTATGGCTATCACACGCCAGCCAACTATCCATGAGCAAATTAAGGCTGATGAGGCTAGGGCAAAAGCCAAGCAAATGCTTGAGGAATTTAAGCGGGAGAAGCGCCATGCGTGACCACTACAACCATGAAGAACTTGAGGCGGCTCGAATCCTTGACCTAGTACGCATGGGCGATGATTCTGTGCCTTGGACAGCAATAACTTGGGCCTTATGGGTGCTTGGCGATGCAGTCGGAATCTAAAAGCGTTATGGAATTCATGCGGGAATCAGAAGCCCGTGAATGGATTGACCGCTATCGCAAAAAAGCGAAAGATCACGGCTACGGCGAAGCTAACGCTTGGTGGGCTGACATTATCGAAAAGATAGAAAAAAAACGTGGCAAGAAAGAAGCTGATGATTTACGCCAGCGCATGAACAGAATCAGGACTAAACCATGAGACGTGCCGCAAAGATAGACGCCAACCAAAACGAGATTGTCGAAGCACTCCGCAAAGAGGGTGCAACAGTTCAATCCCTTGCAGCGGTCGGAAACGGCGTTCCAGACCTCTT